CAACAATACGATGAGGCTTGGGATCGCGCCGCAGGCGAAGACCAAGAGAAAGCTTCCGTGAGGTTTGTGCCCCGTCAGCAGTTCATTGGAAGCGGAACCTAAATGGGCAATCGTTTTTCGTCCGGCAAGAACGCCATTGCGGAATGTGACCGCTGCGGGTTTCGGTTTAAGCTGCACCAATTACGTAAAGAGATTATCAAAACCAAGAACTACAATCTCTTGGTTTGCAATATTTGTTGGGATCCCGATCAGCCGCAGTTGCAGTTGGGTATGTACCCAGTGGATGACCCACAGGGTGTGCGCGATCCGCGTCCCGACTTGAGCTACTACCAGTCTGGTAACACAGGCTTGCAGATTGTTTTAACCAACAGTTCTGCGCAAGATGCGGTGGGTTTGCCGTCTGAAGGTAGTAGGATTTTCCAGTGGGGGTGGAACCCTGTTGGTGGATCGCAAGTTTTTGATGATGCGTTAACGCCAAATTACTTGGTTTTAAACGTAGAAGTTGGTACAGTTACAGTTACAACGACATAAGGAGTCGAACATGGCTAAAAGTGATTCAAAAGAAGACATGAAAATGGACTTGGCGCAAGACAAGAAAATGATTAAGTCTGCGATGGCTAAGCACGAGAAGGCTAAACACCCCGGTCAACCCTTGACTAAACTTCGCGCTGGCGGCAAGACCAATAGCGATATGCTGAAGTACGGTCGTGGTATGGCCAAGGTAATGAACCAGCGTTCTGTTGGTCGTGGAGGCTAATCATGGCTACGATTAACAACAAAGCAGCTTCTGCTTACGCCAAGCCCCACACAATGAGTGGCAAACCCGTGAAGATTTCAGACAATCCGGGTGGCGTACCTAACAAGAAGTACATGAAAGATGCCAACGTCTCTGTGGCCAATACGCACAGTAACGACTACCCCGGCACTAAAACGTCAGGCATCAAGATTCGCGGCACAGGTGCGGCGACTAAAGGTGTGATGGCACGAGGCCCGATGGCATGAATTACACTGAACTCAGCAACGCTATTCAAGCGTACACGGAGAACACGGAGTCTAACTTCGTGGCTGAAATACCCGTGTTCGTTACGCAAGCTGAGCAGCGTATTTACAACTCGGTGCAGTTCCCTTCAATTCGTAAGAATATGACGGGTGTGGTATCTACCACCAGTACATACTTATCCGCACCAGATGACTATCTGGCTACGTATTCGTTGGCTGTCATTGACGCTAGTGGTAACTATGAGTTCTTGTTGAACAAAGATGTAAACTTTATTCGTCAAGCCTACCCAAGCGCCAGCGACACAGGTTTACCAAGGTACTATGCTTTGTTTGGCCCTACGGTTAGCGGCAGTACGATTACCAACGAGTTGACGTTTATGCTTGGCCCCAAGCCTGACGCTAATTACGCAGTTGAGTTGCACTACTATTACTACCCTAAGTCGATCACGGTAACCCCATTTACTTCATGGCTTGGCGACAACTTTGATTCCGTGCTTTTGTACGGTTCTTTGGTTGAGGCTTACACCTACATGAAGGGTGAAACCGACATGATGCAGTTGTACAACCAGAAGTTCATGGAAGCATTAGCGTTGGCTAAACGTCTGGGTGATGGTATGGAGCGTCAAGACGCTTACCGTTCTGGTCAGTTCCGTCAGAAAGTAACCTGATATGTCATTGACCCAAGGCGCAACAAACTCGTTTAAAACTGGGCTGGCTAATGGTTCGTTCAGTTTTAGCAATACGGGCGACACTTCGTACTACATTGCGCTTTACACAGGTTCAGCTTCTCTTGGGGCTGATACAACTGCATACACAACTGTGGGTGAAGCCTCTGGGGGAAGTTACACGGCTGGCGGCTCAGTGTTAACCATTACGCAAGTACCTACGCTGGGTAACCAGACAGGCGCTACGGCTGCGGCTTATTGGTCGTTTGCCAACGTGACTTGGACAGGCGCAATCACAGCCCGTGGTGCTTTGATTTATAAAGACTTGGGTAGTGGTAACACTGCTTCGGTTTGTGTGTTGGATTTTGGTTCCGACAAAACATCGGTTAACACGTTTGTTGTACAGTTCCCCTCATCCACATATAGCACCGCAATTTTAAGGATCGCATAATGGCTCTTGTAAATACAACCAAAGGCGAAATGGACGAAGCCTTGCTTGAGAAACGTGAAGGCAACGTTGATAATGATACCGAGTACACCACTTGGGTGGAGTATTGGTTGGACGGCGAACTTGTGCACAGATCAGCGCACGTTCAATTAAAAACATCCGTGGTGCTTTCAGGTTCCACAGCTTCTTTCGAGTAAAGGAAAAATCATGGCAAATACACAAGCAATGTGCACATCGTTCTTAGGTGAACTGATGACAGCAACGCATAATTTCACCACAGGTACAGGTAATACTTTTAAAGGTGCGCTGTTTTATTCTTCTGCTACATTGAATGCGTCTACAACAGCGTATTCAACTTCTGGCGAAGTAACCGGCACAAACTATAGTGCAGGCGGTGTAACAGTAACAAACGGTACGTCTCCAACGTCTACCAATTCTTCTACCACTGCAGGTGTTGGTTACTGGACACCCAGCGCTAGTATTACGTACACAAACGTAACCATCAACTCTGCTGCTTTTAATTGCGTGTTGATTTACAACTCGTCTGCTTCTAACAAGGCTGTTAGCGTTCATACTTTTGGCGATCAGACTGTGACTGCCGGTACGTTCACTTTGACAATGCCTTCAAACACCACATCTACTGCGTTGCTGCGTTTAGCTACAACCTGATCCTCCTAAACAGGAGGGCAGTAAATGACAACCGCATGGGGCGCAGGGGCGTGGGGCGACAATAGTTGGGGAGGTCTGCAATCAGAAGTCTCCGGCGTTGCCTCGTCTGGCGCTGTTGGTACTGCGGGTGTTAGTGTTACTGTTGCAATAACAGGGGTTTCGGCCTCTGGCGCGGTTGGCACTACAGGGGTTAGTGTTCCAGTTGCACTGTCTGGTGTAGCAGCATCTGGCGCTGTTGGCACAGTTGGCGTTGAGTTTGTTTACGCAGTACCTATTACGGGTGTGGAGGCTACTGGCGCAGTTGGGTCTGTTACCGTTGCGGAAAGACAAATTACCCTAACGGGGGTTGCGGCTTCCGGTTCTCCGGGTACGGTTACTGTTGCAGAGCGAGCGCTGGCTATTACGGGGGTTGAGGCGTCCGGGGCTGTTGGAACCGTTGCTGTTAGCGCGGCTGAAGGCGAGGATGGTGTTGTTGCCATAGGTTCCGTCGGCACAGTTTCTCCAACACAATCAGTTGCGTTGTCGGGCATATCCGCTAGTGGCGCAGTTGGCAACGTAGAGTTTTCGTTTTTTGATAATTTATCAGGGGCTGAAGCTGCGGGTTATACAGGCACAGTTGGTGTTACTCAAACAGTAGCACTTACAGGTGTCGCAGCCGCAGGCGCAGTTGGCACCGTAGAGTTTAATTGGCAGGCTAGCGGTGTTGAAGCTACTGGTTCCGTTGGCAATGTGGCTGTTGGCGATCGTTCAATTGCTTTAACGGGCGTAGCAGCCTCTGGCTTAGTTGGCACAGATGTGCCAGTTAAAGAAATTGGAATTACGGGGGTTTCCGCTACTGGCGCAGTGGGCACAATGTCGATTGGCGAACGGCTTATAGCAGTCACGGGCAATCAAGCTATGGGCAACCTTGGAAATTTTGGTGTGTTCTATTGGTCGTTAATTGATGACAGCGAGAACGCAAACTGGCAAAATATCAACAATGTCGAGTCCGCGGACTGGACGCTAATTTCTACTTAGGAGCCACAACATGGCAGCTACAACAACAGAACTAGGGCTATTGACCCCAACGCAGGGCACGCTCTCTGGTACGTGGGGCGACACCGTTAACTACGGTATCACTGAGTACACCAACATTGCCATTGCAGGCACGTTGTCGTTTAGCGGTGATGGCGCTATCACATTGGCCAATACCACAGGCAGTGCTTCTGGTACAAACTTTGGTACGACCACCGCGCAGTACATGGTAATTCGTGTTACAGGTACGTTGACAACCGCTAAAGTAATTACCGGCCCAAGCTACAGCAAACTGTACTTGGTGGACAATGCCGCTACAGGTAGCACGGTTACATTCAAAGCCGCTGGTCAAACGGGTATTAGCATTGCCGCAGGTGAAACATGTTTTGCGTATTACAACGGCACGGACTACATCAAAGTAACTTCCGATTTGCTGTTGGGCGGTTTTACAACTACTGCTACCGCAGGCGCAACAACAACGCTGACTGCCGCAAGTACTACAACGCAGTTTTTTACTGGCACGCTAACACAGACAATTACACTCCCAGTAGCATCGACTTTGGTTTTGGGTGCAGCGTTCGCAATCCACAACAACTCAACTGGCGACCTAACAGTCAATTCTTCTGGTGCTAACTTGGTTGCAACAGTTACAGCAAATACAACGTGTTTGTTTACCTGTATCCTGACCTCTGGAACAACCGCCGCCTCTTGGGATGCGGACTACACAGGTTTTACACTGACTTTGCCAACAGTTCGAGGCGGTACGGGGCTTGCATCGTTTACTTCTGGCGGCGCTGTTTATGCTACATCTACTAGCGCATTGACTACAGGCACATTACCCGTGGCTTCTGGTGGTACAGGTTTGACTGCTGGTACATCTGGTGGCGTTTTGGCCTATACAGCCGCAGGCACTTTGGCTTCTTCTGCGGCATTGACTGCAAATAAAGTTGTAATTGGTGGCGGTGCGGGCGCAGCCCCTTCTACAACTACACTGCTTGGCACTGCGGCGGCGGTTACAACAGGTACTTATATACAAGCAATTGGCTACGCCGACACTGTTACCGCATTGGGCAATACAGGCACAGCGATCAATCTTGACGTAACAAGTGGTGGTGTGTTTAGTGCAACGTTGAATGGAAATGCCACAATAACTTTACGTTATCCAGTGGCTACAGGCGCATCTTCGTTTACACTAATCTTGACAAATGATGCAACGCCCGGTAGAACTGTGGCTTGGGCAGGGGGTTCATTCTTGTTCCCCGGTGGCGCAGCAACGCTTTCGCGTACTACCACAGCAAACGGCGTAGATGTATGGGTGTTTTTTACACCTAATGCTGGTACGACTTGGTATGGCAATATTGCTATGAAAAATATGATTGCTTAATTAGGAGTATTAAATGTCCATTTCTTTGACCCCCGAACAACAAGTTGCGTTTGACGCGGAAGTAAGAGCCGCAGCGAGAACAGCGGAGCATGAGCAACAACTTCAACTTGAAAGCAACCGCGCACGCCTTGAGGCGGTTCGCTTTGCACGCGATACTTTGACAGATAACCGTCGCACCATGCCTGCCAATACACCGGGCATTACAGCGACTGAAATTACAGCTTTTGCGGATACTTTGGTAACGTATATAGTTCGCTAATGTCTGCTGCAACATTGCAGGCATTTGCCTATTTTCCAGCAATGGTGTATCGGGATGACCATCCTGAGTGGGTTGAGTACACAAAGGCGGTTGTAGAAAAACACTACGCCGCCGCCCCACAAAATGGCGCAGTGATTCAAACAGCGCATATGGCCAATGATCCAGATTTAAAGTTTTTAGTGGATTATTTATTGCAATCGTCTATTGAGATTTTGCGTTCACAAGGATATGACGTAGATCGTTATGACTTTTATTTGTCAGGCCTATGGGGGCAAGACGTAAACTGTAACAGTGGTACAAATGTACATGTGCACAAAAATAGTCAAATCTCTGGATGGTTGTTTTTAGAAGTTATTGAAAATGGTTCGTATCCAGTATATTACGACCCTCGTAAAAACAAAGAAATGATTGAGCTTGATTTTGCTCAAAGTGAGGAGCTTGTTAATGCTTCATCATCGGTGCATTTTAATAATGTAAAGCCGGGAACAGTTTTGTTTGCCAATTCTTGGATGCAACATCAACTTACACAGAATGCGTCAACAGACAAAACAAAATCCATTCATTTTATTGTTTCGCATAGGGATCGTACATGCAGTACTTGCTAACACCACACACACTTCCAGTTGAACCTTGGGTTTGGTGGGACGGTGCGTTTACTGAGCAGGAATTAAATTGGCTTCAGAACAAAGCAAAGCAAGCGGAACAAAACGCACAAGTTGGTGGAGGTGGTGAGGGTGTAGTTAATCCAAATATTAGACGGTCACAAGTTTCATGGCTCGTTAACAATAACGATACAAAATGGGTTTTTGAAAAACTTGCAGATGTTGTTTCTAGAATGAATGCCCAACATTTTCGTTTTGACTTGACGGGTTTTGGTGAAGCTTTACAGCTTACAAATTACGACCAATCTGAAAATGGCATGTATGGTTGGCATTTGGATTTTGGTGGTGGTGTAAGCCGCAAGTTATCAATAACTGTGCAATTGACCGACCCTTCAGGGTACGAAGGCGGCAATTTACAAGTAATGACTTCCGGTCAACCACAAAACATACGTAAACAACGTGGGCTAATAGCAATTTTTCCTTCGTATGTTTTGCATCAAGTCACTCCTGTAACGCAGGGTAGTCGCCAATCTTTAGTGGCATGGGTATCGGGGCCAGCATTTAAATGAACACAGAATACTTTGAACATATTGGTCTTTACAAAGACGTATATCCACAAGGATACTGCCAGCATTTAATCATGGAGTTTGATCGCCTTGAAGCTAAAGGTGTTGGCGCAAACAGGCAAAAAGGCGAAGGTGCTTTTAGACACGCAAAAAATGATTATTCAATTTCGGCTGATTTGGGTAATCACGTACTTAATCTTTTTAACGACAAAGATCCAGCAAGTATGTTTTTTGATGGGTTGCAAGAGTGCTATGACGATTACACAACTAAATATTCAACACTTAAAACCAATGGAAACATTAGAGCCACGGCAATGAAGATGCAAAAAACTTCTTCCGGTGGTGGCTATCATGTGTGGCATGCCGAGCAAGGGCCCGGTGCACAGGCTAATCGTGCAGTTGTGTACATGCTGTATTTAAATACACTGCGTTCAGAAGACGGTGCTGAAACAGAGTTTTTACACCAAAGAAAACGGTTTAGCCCTTTGGAAAACATGATGGTTATTTGGCCAGCCGCGTATACACATGCACATCGCGGCAACCCTGTTTTGGGTATTGACGCAAAGTATATTGTTACCGGTTGGTTTTATTATGACTAAAGAGTTGTTTGAAAAAAAAGGCTACGTACAAATAGCAGGGTTTATTGACCCTGCTATGGTACAAATCATGTCGCAGTATTTTGAAAATAAAATACGCAGGGGTGATTGGGCTGAAGGGTTTGATGGGCCCGAAACAGTATCAAGGTTTTTTTGTTACGCTGACCCATTAACAGAAGCCGTTCTTTTGGCAGCACATTCAGAAGTTGAAAAAGTGTGTGGTAAAGAGTTAATCCCAACATACTCTTACTCTAGGGTTTACCAACCGGGGGATGAGCTTAAACCTCATGTAGACCGACCGTCATGTGAAATAAGTGTTACTGTAAACATAGCCAATAAAGGTGAACTTTCACCCATTTACATGAAATACGGAGCCAATGAAGCTGCCGCTTGTACACTTTTCCCCGGTGATGCTGTAATATACAAAGGGTGTGAGGCTTCTCATTGGCGTGATCCAACGTTAGAGGGGCAATTGACTGTGCAGTTTATGCTGCATTACGTAGACAAAAATGGCCCAAATGCGTTGTTTGCAAAAGACAAACGAAAAGCTTTCGGCTTTGGTAAAATGGGGGTTTAGTATGGCAATTGGAACATCACAAAGAACAATGTTTGGCGGGGGGAAAACAGTTGTCCCTGCGGGTTCGCAAACTTTTAATTCTTCAGGAACATTTACCGTCCCCGCTGGCGTAACCAAAGTCTACATTACAGGTGTAGGTGGTACTAGTACAGGTGGCGGAACCGGGGGAACTGGTGGTGATGGTAGTGGGGGCGCAGGCGGTACAAGCGGCTCTAGTACGCAATATTCAGCTATTTGTGTGTGTGGCTGTTTTGGTGGCTATCAAGTATGCCAATCTCAGCCCGCAAAATCTGGTGGTGTTGGCGGTGCTAGTAATTCTGGGGCGGGTAACTCAGGTTCTGCGGGTTCTACAGGTTCTGCCGGCACTGCTGGCGGCGCTTCTAGCGGTATTTGCAAAACGTTTACTGGCGCTAGTGCTGGTAATGGTGGGGCCGGTGGGAATGGTGGTACTGGCGGTAATCAGGGGGGTACTAGCGCATCAATAAATTGGTACAGTGGGGGCCCATCGGGTCAACCCGCCGCCGCAGTTACTACTAATGGTGGGCCCGGGGGGACTGTTGGTGGTGGTGCTGGGGCCCGAGGTATTGCCTGTTCTCCCACTGTTTATTTTGCTGGCGGCGGTGGCGGTGGCGCAGGCGTATGTAATGCGGGTCTTGCCGCTGGGCCCGGATCAGGGCCAAACTATTCATTCCCCGGAACTGCGGGTAATCCCGGTGGGGGGGCTGGTGGTCGAGGCGCTTTAGGTATAAATGGTTGTTCTCCAGCAAATAGATATAACGGTGTTGTTGGAAGTGCTGCTACGGTTACCCGAGCAGCAGGTGGTGGCGGTGGTGGAAACACAACTCAAAATATGCCCGCGTATAAATATTCTACGGGTGGCGGAGGTGGCGGTGGTCGCGGCAATACTGGAAATTCTGGAAGTGCTGGAAACCCCGGAAATCCCGCTGGTGCGCCTGCTACATTTAATTGTTTGTCCGTTACCCCCGGCGGTTCTTACCCAATTGTTGTAGGTGGCCCTTCTGGTGGACAAGTAACCGTTGGATGGAATACGCAGTAATGAAAAGAGAAAGAAAAGCCAAACTTGATGCGATTCTTCTGCAACAAGAAGTCGCTAATTTTTCTGCCGATTTAAATCGCGCAAGGTCGGTTACTGTAGGTACAGCGTTTGGTGGAACTACAGAAGTTTCTATGCGTGCGCCAAACGGCCAACATTTATGGTGCGTTATGCAGCCTGTTGAAGTCATTGAACTGATACATCAACTTGCCGCAAACGTGGGTTGTCATATAAACTTGCAGCCGCGCAAAGACTTTTCTAGTTGGCGAGATTGGCGTTTCTCTGAGGAAGAGCTAACGCGGCAGCGGGGGATTCAAAATGCTTTGGGTAATGAATGGGCCCCTCATGCAAACGACATGGCCCCGCATCAAGAAAAAGGTCAAGTACTACCCCCGCCTGAACAACAGCCGGGTTTAAAAATTGAAGTTCCTGTAAGGAGTGAAGAAAATGTTGTGGCAACTAAAAAATCTGCAAACCGGCGAAACACTAAACGAAGCGCAAAAACTTCCTGAAAACTGGGGGCCAATCTTTGGTATGGCCGGTATTCAGGAACAACTTGGCAACTTGTCTTGGCTTGGGGAAGCATACGCAAATCAAGGTTGGGTTGTTGTTGGAGATGCAGCACCAGATGCAGTGCAAACATCCCCTGCTGGCCTTGCTTGGGAAAAAGCAAAACAACTTCTAAGCGAATCTGATTGGGCAATGTTGTCTGACGTTCCAATGACCGTTAGCGAAAAAGCTGCTTGGATTGCATATAGAAGCGAGTTGCGCACAATCCGTGGACAAGAAGGGTTCCCAAATTCAATTGTCTGGCCAAGCAAGCCAGCGTGAATAAGTATTTAATACGTTTTAATAAATCTAGGGGTCAACCGGGCAGAGGTTCGGTTGACCACGTATGGCGTGTGTTTGAAAACGGCAAAGAACACCTTGCAAAGCATGTACGCATTCAAGTTCCGTCTTGGAGCGAATCCGATGGCCCTGACTGGAACATAGCTTGTAAAGGGCAAATGTTCTTTTTTATTGATACGGAAACCATAGTAATTCAGTAATGCAGGGTTTGGCTGAAACGTTTATCATTGCTGCAAGCATCCTTGCGTTTGTTGCGTGGGGCACACTGACCGTTTTGTGGATATGGCAATGACAAATGCGCTGGCTCATATTGTTACTGTTACTGGGGCTAGTTGGAGCCGTAGCCAAAAATGGCTGTCATGTGCGCGAGTTCTACGGGATAGGCTACACAGTCCACGATCCAACCGAACGGCACAAACAAATGATGGCGTGGCTAGATCAGAACGCAGGTCATTGCAAGTCAACGGATTACGTAGTTATTTGGAACAGTCTGGCAGAGTGGGCGGGTGCAGCCGATTCCACATGGCTTAGAAACAAAGTTGTTCATGGATACAAAGATGCACTGGCTCGTGAAGCAAAATGATTCCGCCCATACACAAGTGGTATCCAATGGTCGTGGAGGCCGACTACCCGACAAAAACAGATGCGCTTGAACGCAGGCAACAGCGGCTTGAAGAGGAATACAAGCAAGCCTTGAAGATGAAAAAGGTGAAGGACAAAATCGATGATCTTGAGTTTGAGTTGTACGTAAAGAAG